AGTCAGGGCGTTTAGTATTCCCATCCTTCTCGTTTTCAAATAACACTATCGTGTCAGGTTTCATGTCCATTATACGTTCCTCACGTTTTTGGAATGTTTAGGTAGACAGGATGTCATACCATTCTTTCTAGTCGAGCAGAAGCCTGCTGAGTTCTCCAGATTTCAATCTTGAGTTCAGCCTGCTTCAATTCCCAACGTAACTTCTCTTCATTAGATATCGCAGCAGCGATACCCTCATTTGCAACGGCAACAGCCGACTGCACCGCAACCCAATGCTCCTTATCCGCCACAGTCCTACCGACCGCTTGAGAGTATAGTAGGGAACGTTGAGTTTTCTTCCACTCCTGCGCTTGAAACGATAACGCTTTCGCAGTAGCGTACTGAGGAGCTGTCTCCTCAATTTTCTGTAATGCATCTTCAATTTCCTTTTCGCTTATCATTAAATAATATTAACCCGTCCTTAAACGCTCTGTCAAGCGTTTGCATAATAAAATAGGGTTGCCAGTTTAACAACTCTACATCTCCATTGTGTATATCAGTATGATGCTCATAACATAACGGCATCACAAAGTAATCACTAGCCTTAAATCCGGTGCCACCAGAAAATGGTGCAAACCTGCCTTTTAAGTGGTGAGCCACTATTGTATCATTCTCTATCTTACAGTCAGCACAAGGAAGGGTTGCCACCCAATCCAGATATTTCCGGCTCTCCACCCTTGGATTCTTTTCAAGTGTCATAAAATGGGAGCGTCCGGCCCTGCCAGTTCTTGCTTTGCCTTTATATCAGCCACAAGTTTGCCCAAAGTATCTTTGACAGTTTCCGCCGCCAGTATAGAAACGTCACCCTCTTCAATTACTATTCTCATTTCTACAGCACCAGTCCAGTTTGGCTCCTCTATTCTGCTAATTTTTATCATCATGCTTAGTGACAGATGCTATATGAGAAGCACCATATTCACCAACCTGTAACCTAGTAGCATAAGAACATCCCATTAGCATACCAACCAGCAACAACGTAATTAGAATTTTCATTTCATACCCTTCTCTCGTAAAATTTCATTGTATTCCTCCAGTAAAATATTAGTATACTCAATGATTTTATACAAATCCTCTACCGGAGTTCCCTTTTTTTTCCATCTGCTTACATACTTTATTATATTCCCACTACAGAAGTCCATATCGTTAGCCAGTATGTATTGAATCGGAGTGATCTTCATGGCTGTGTAGTATGTTGGTTTCATGGTTTTCGGCGCGATGACAATCGGCTTCGGCTGTATCTGGTCTGTTTGTCGGCTTCTTTAATAACTTTAATGGCTAATGTAAGATTCCGGTTACACGAATTTAGGAATGCAACGGCGCACGTACCCATGTCATCCCATCCATCACAGACCTTGCCTCCATCCAGACTTGCGGCATACATTAAAGCCTGTTGCCCCTTATCTAAATCAAATATGTCTTTGGGAACCCCTTCTCTATTAAAACCGTTTGGGTTATCTTCTAATACATTGCTCATATTCCGCACACTCCCGATAAACATTGTTCTTCACTGTTGTCTTCAAACACCACACCACGCTTACTGTGCGCCTCCTCATAAGGAACTGAGGTTATAGGCTGACCACCCCTACTACCATCAGGGTACAGGGTCAGACCCCTCAGTCCATGAGCGTACTTACGCACTATCTTTGCGAATTCATCCACACGATCTTGACTCTTACCCCATGCGGGAAGGTTGATTGTTGAACTGATCGCATGATCTACATACTTCTGTAATTCAAACTGGAACTTAACCCTTCGCTCCATGTCAGCGGCTAGATCAACAGCAGATTCTATATCGTCAGGATTAATGCCATCATTGATCAGGGATTCCGCTGTGCCATCAACAACAAACTGATATTTCCATCTGGTTCCGTCCGTAAGATATCTTCTGCGATACGCCACAGCATAAATCGGTTCCACCCCCGAAGTGGTTCCCGCTAGGATCGAAATTGTACCTGTCGGGGCAATTGCCCTGTATCCTTTAGGTCTATTGAGGAACAGTCTGTCACAGTGTTCATTTGCTGATTTTGTACTTTCTTGCTCATAAACCCTCATCCATTGTTTAAGTTCATCAGTGAACTCATACTTTGATCCGCGCTTTAATAGCCACTCATGCATACCCATAAGACCCAACCCAAGCCTGCTGTTCTGCTGACGCACCATCTCCACCTTCTTATAAGGTAGGTGCGCTCTGATTAATCCGCAGACGAGAAACTTAGAGGCCAAGTGTACTACACTCTTGAACTCTTCAATGCTTTCGATGTTGGCTAGGTTTACACTGCCTAAATTGCATACGTCACTGTCATTTTCTGATGTAATTTCTGTACAGGCGTTCCTAAGTGTTTCATTTTGTTGAGAACCAAAGTTAAATGAGAATCCCGGTTCACCGGTCATCAGAGCCTGCTTGCAGTTCTCCATGAAGATATCAGAATTACCACCATGCAACCATGCATCATCGTAGTTCAGGCTGATGTTCATCATGTCTAACGGTGCAGCGTAGTTGAAGTTCAGACGTTTCATATCTGAAACGGTGTACTCCTTTTGCTTACCAAGATACATATCTTGCCAGTTTTTAACATGAAGAAGGTCGAATGCATCTTCATGCTGCCAATTTAGGGAGCCATACAGGGCAGACCTCCGACTACCGCCCTGCATGACATTCCTGCCGACCTCATTCAAGGTGAGCAGGAGAGGGATGGGGCCGGAGGCGACCCCACCTGTACGTCTTAATCGCCGTCCAGACGGACGACAAAGGGAGACATCAACGCCTATGCCACCACCGGTCATCAGGCAGGACATAGCACGTTGTGTCAAAGCCGCCCACTCTTCTCTGGAATCCTCTTCCAGACGGAGAAGGTAGCAGTTGTTAAAGAATCTTGCATCGCGCCCTGCATACCAAAGGTATCGGCCACCGGGCATGAATTTGAATTCAGAGATGTACCGGGCTAACTGATCCCGGTCATCCTTAGCCATTAGGTTATTTTTTTGGCCGTCTACGTCACCGCAAACGTAGTTTACGACGGTATTGGCCCTGTCTTCCCAAGTTTCGTATGCGTTTGACGCATACTTTTGCTTGAATATATTTTGCCCCAGTTCAGTCCTGAAGGCCATCAGAGTATTCCTTTCGCCATTGTTCTATCTCCTTTCCTTCTCTCTGCGCCATTAAGGCGTCATACCCTTCCGGTGTTGCCCATGAAGCAGGCTCACGGCTACTGTTGAATGCTGATGGGTGATAGAGATAGCGCCCTATACCCCACTGTACTGCGGCTCTCTTCAACGAATCTGAGATACCTCCTTTTGCGCCTTCAATATTGGAATCGTCTGCGCCATCAGATTTTGTTATTACTTTGCCGCCGAATTCACAGGTCAAGCGACAGATCATACGTCCACCAAGGTATTCAAAGTTTGTTCCCCAGCCATGCACTCCGAATACTTGGTCAAGCCTGTCCATAACATCTCTTGCGGTAATATAAACCAGATCACCACTACCGCCTTGACCCTTGCGCCACTTTAGTTGGGACAACTTAAAGGGACGTTTGAGCGCTACCTCTATCTTATCCATTAATCAGTTCCCTCCTTACCTGTACCCTTCGGTAAATTCTCATCATCAATAAGTTCTTCATGGTAAGAACCGTCCTCTTCTTGCCATGCCCTGTACTTCCTCTCAACCCATTCACCTCTGGTGATGATAGCCGGTTTGTCAACCGTACCGGCCTCAATCACACGCTGAGGAGAGAAGTGCTGCATACTTTTATACGGCTGCATCAACTCTGTTAAAAGACTTCTGAATGGGTCATTACCTAACATCATACTTCTCATATTATCAAACCTCCTTACTGTTGTCTATTAATTTAATGAAATGATTTGCTTCGACAACCGCCAGTGGTTCCTTCCGATTTTTCTTAATAATAAGAAGGGGTTGGTACACACCGGAGTTGCACTCCGCCTGCTCGAACGCCTTCCAGACGTTCAGTGTTTCCTGATTCTTGCACTCCACCGAATACGGAAACATATTTCTAGCTTTCGCAGAGAGCATTATATCTTCACCGCCTGCCCCCATGCTACGGCTCTCCACATCGTCAGGATGTAGATTTAATGTATCAATTAAGCGTTGGCGAAACCACTTCTGTAGTTTTCGTCCTTTCGCTTTTGCCGATTGTGGGGTCATGTAATGCTACTCTATCTAGTTCACCCATTATACCACCTTTGGGCTTGGTTTCAATAGGAACACCGATTGCTCTTGGCAAGGTTTCTCTCTGGTAGTAATTCAGTGAGGCCATGCACAGTTGCAGATTAATTTCATGTTCGGCGTTGTCGTAATGCCGTGCCTTGCACAGGTCAAAATGTGCATCAGGCTCATGCGGGTCAGGATTGAACGATCTCCCGAACAGGATCACGTTGTCTGCCCTGTTGGTGATGTCTGCTGATCCGGCAATAGACCACTTGTCTAGCTTGTCTGTGATCTTCTCACCCTTTTTTGCATGGGCAACCAAGATGACGTGAACGCCAAGATTTCTAGCACAATTCGCCAGTGCGTTGACTACGGACTTCTGTCCGTTCCAATCGTCTGAGGCCATGCTCATGGTCATCAGGGAGTCCACTAGAACCAGTTTAATTCCGTAGTTGTCAGCAGAATACCGGATAATCGACACCAACGTGTTAGGATCGACTGACCCGTGCTGATCATAGAAATATATTTTTTCCTTCGCCCATTGGGAAAACTCCACAATAGCATCTAGCGCTGGCTCCGCCTGTAATGATGCTTGGCGGTTCATCCGCGCTAGTTGTGCCTTCGGACTCATTTCCATGCTGATAGAGAGGGATTTGTACCCCTGTTCTCCGGCATGAAGTATCATCTGAGAGGCCAACAGGGACTTGCCTGCGCCGTTAATCCCCCCTAGTACGGTGAGTTCTTCTGGCTTGAGCCGGAACCGGTGTTTGTATTCACCAAACGGCAGTTCGATCCCGTTTAAGTTCTCACCCAACATATAATGATCCAACACTTGCTGAGTAAACTCGGGGTCACCGGCTGACCGGATGTTTCGCTGTGCATCCGTCATTTTCCGGTAAGGTTTCAGCCTCTCTTCATCTATTCTCATCTCTTCTCCTTTCTTTGCACATCCAGTAATCTGAATCCGACAAGTCTAATAGTACACCATTTCTATCACGTTTACCACCGGTAGGGTTCCAGTAGGGATTGTGTTGCTTATGGCCTTTTGGTACTGCCATCATCGATTCCGCATCCCAATTGACATGGCGAAATCCCATTCCACCCGACCGCACATTTGGCGATTGCATGGTGTCAATAGAAATCGTTCTATTTGGGTTTTGGGTGGTGTTGTCAAAAAAGAATTCCGGCCCTACAAGGTTCTGTAATCTTTTGTAAATCTGCCATGCTTCTTCAATGTACGCATCCACTGTTTTAGGTCTTTTTCTAAATTTCCTAATGATATCAATGGCTTGTAATGCACGATTTCGTATGTTATCTGCATTAACCTGACCAGTCCTGCTCTTGGAACTCACTGCATGAGCCGGTAGATTTCGTAAAACTTTCATTGCACGATCTAACCTGTCCATGTAAGGGCACCGCATTTATATAACGCATCAGGGTTAAGTAATTGATATTCAAGAGGAATCCGTTTCGTCGTATTCATACCACTCCCACCATTGTTTTAAAAGTTCTTCTTCCATTGCTTCGAACTCTCCAATCTCCCAATCCAATGGTTCGTATTGCCGCTTTTTAGGCGGAAAAAAGTCAGGGGGAACCAGTGACGGCTCCCCCATCAAATGAGCGTCTTGAGGAAGTTTAACCTTCCTCATAATGCCGGTACGGACTGGTGTCGCTCCAGTCCTCTACAGCACCGCCCTCACCCTCTGACCGGTGATCGCCCACATAGGACTCCCTCACCCGCCCTTGAGCGCACTTGGCACGATGGTACTGCTCCAACATCCGCTCGTACTCCTGTATACCAATCACACCCCAAGAACCCTCACACATCATAAGATGCTCGTAAAGGTTCTCAACACCCTTCAACAGACCCTCAAGCGTAGCCATCCGGTCTACCGTGTCAGCCTTCCGCTCCGCAGCGGTCTTCTTTCTCCACATAATCAGCCTCCGTATTCTTCGTCAGTTTCCCAACCGGCAGAGGCTAACGTGTCTGCGTCAGCCTCTACGTCGGTCAGGTTGTCATGGTAATCCCTGTTATCCCACTCTCTCAGTTCAGCTCCGATTTGGGCATGAAGGTACTCTAAGTCAGCAGTGTCTAAACCGTCCAACTTACCGGTGATCTGCCAACTGCCACCGCCTTTGTGTACAATTTCAGGATCGATCATCGATGTCAATGTCCGTTCGTACACCGTACTCTTTGATGTCAGATACATAAGTGTCACCGTATTCCCAAGACCCAAACGTGTATGGGGATTTCGCTGCCACAAACCACCGTGCATGGGGGTTTTTCGCCTCATTGTCAGGATTCTGGTACTTTTTCAGAATGTGCCATGTCCAACCTTGGTCATTCTGCCAGACCTCATATGGGTTATCAACTGGACGACTTTTTCTGCATAGATTTTTCATTACGCTTTTTCTCCAATGTTTTACCTACGGTTTCCCAACCTCTACGGTATGACTTTTTCTTGTCCTCATTCTGACCGTACAGCTTGGTCAGTTTCTCTTCGTCAGGCTTCTTCATCTATCTCCCATTCGTCCTTATAGACGATCTTCCGACAGTTCTGACAGGTGATGGCTGACCATGCGAAATGATACACACGGTTGCCTTCCGTCGAATAGCATTTGGGGCAACTGAGAACCGTTCCGTACTTCTTCGCTCTACTGCGTCCGTTCACCTTCTTCATTTGCCCCTTTCATATTTCCTCCGGTTCAGGTGCTATTATTGTCGATGTAGATTTCAATTGCAACCCTTTTTCCAATTTTCTCGATTCCCCTTTATAATCAATGACTTGGCCCTGATGCGTTATACATATAGGGAAAAAGAATAATTATATAATTATAACTGTTTGAATGTAGACCTTTACTCTATATATAATAATAATATATAATCAAAATTAAGGCAGTTAAACTATATTGGATAAGAACGATATGAGGGCACAAAGAGCCAGTCGCAGAAAGCGGAATCTGGTTGCCAAGGCGAATAACCACAAAGGTGGCCGACATAAGACGGTGACAGACTATAATCGGAAATCAAAGTACCCCTCTGATTACCTGAGATCGACATAATTGACGAATTTTGCGACGACTGTCCCCGATTACTGAATCTCTCTCCGGGTGTGGTTTTTTTGTGCCAAAAAAGTGGCAAGGCGGGAGTCGAACCCGCCATTTTGCCGTAGATTCAGCATCCCATTAACCGCTCATTTCTGGCTATTTGTTCGTCGATGTAATCGGACTCCAGATCGGCCTCTTGCTCCTTTGTGAGTTCATCCCATAGGATGACAGCCGTGACCCGTAGGCCGTTGCACTTGTCGCACTGGCGGTCATACATACCGCTCATGTAGTCTTCGAAAAATTCCGGCCCCTGTTCATCCATCTCTTCCATCGTGTAAGCCCCTAGGTAGGCCGTAGAAACGCCTTTGCCATCACACCGGCCACAGACTACCACCTTGGACGGCAGTGGCTCATCGTACAGGTAAACTACCGGCTTGCCATCAATAATTTTGATTTGTTCGGACATTACGAATTCTCCTTGAGCCAACTTTTGACCATTTGAGCCTGTTGCAGTACCTTCGCCCG